CAGAAAGTGTGGCATTTTCTGTCCCCGTAAAATATACTACTTCGGTTGCGCCTTTTGTTAAATTTATCATTGGTTATTAAAAAACCCCGACTTTCATCGGTCGGGGCTTAATTTTTTATAAATTAAAATTTTTATACTCCAGCAGTAGTAAGTGCTAATCCAACAGCATTTGTTACCACAAAGAAATCTTCAAGTTCTGTTCCTTCAAATTTCAAAACATAACCATTTGCATCTCCTGCTGCTGCTCCACTCGCACCTGTTGAAGCACCTAAATACATTCCAGAGCCTTTGCCATACATTCTAAATACACCATCTTTATCAAGGGTAACTGCAATAACTTTATTTTTTGCAAGTGTTGTTATGATATTACGGGTTGTTGCATCTCTTTTGTTGATAGGAAAATCAATCATTTGCTCAAAAAACAATGTGCCATTTTCGATTGAGCCTGTTGGATTTGATGCTGCTGCTGCTGTTGATTTTGTTGGTACTTCAAATTTGTAAAATTTCTTTCCAACTACTTTTGTAATTCCTGTTACCGTACCACTACTATCAGCAATAGTCATATTGGCAAACTCGCCAAAGAAAACGGCATCAATTCCACCAATCGCATCTCTGCAATCTATTGTATATCCCGCTGTTAATGCACAAGCCATGATTTTTTATTTTATAAAAAAAGGCAGCGTTTTTGCACCGCCTTTTTTTGGTTAATATTATATTATATTATATCGCTGCTAAGAAAGAAACACACTCATTTGTGAAGGCAACGTTAACACCCATCTTCCACTCTGCTCTAAATCTTACATCGTTGTTATCTTCGCTATACCACATTTTATATGAATTTTCTTCATCAACTAAATCAACCGCTAAAGCCATGTTAGACAATGAAATTGCATAAGCATCTCCCGTTGTGTTCAAGCCATTAACAGGTTGTACTTCTATTGAAGTTCCTGGCAATACAAATGTACGAGCTGCTGTATCTTGTGGATTGTAAGCAAATAAATTTAATGCTCTGTAAGCCATAATTAATAAACGATACCAATCATCTCCTACGAATATCTTAACATCTCCTTTGCCTAAAACTGCAACAGGTATCGCTTTGTATATTCCTTCGGTTGCTGCAATAACATTCGCTGATGTAACTGTTGTAACAACTGCGATACCTGTGTAAGCACTAACGTTAGCGTTAGTTGGAGAACCAGCAGCAATTAGTTTTTGTAAACCATCAAACTTATTTGTGTTTGCAGTTGCACCTGTGCTATCACCCTGCCATATAGCAGTTTCAAGTTGAGAAGCAATGCGGATATTTTTCTTATCCAAATATGCTTTTTGGAAATCAGCATTGCCAAAATCTTCGTAAGTGCTACCTGCTTTTAAAGCCTCTTGAGTGAAATATGCTTCCAAATCTTTTGGACATATTTTCTCCTCAACTTTAATCTTACCAACGGTAATTGTTCTTTGTGTTATTGTGGTTGTACCACTTGCATCAAATGAACAAGCCTGTGAAGCAAATACTGCATCTGTATCCATTAATGGAATAGCTGCCGAACTTTTTACGTTTGGTAGAACGATACCACCTGCTAAAATTAACTCCTGTGTTTTTGCACCAAATACCGCAGATGTTAGTAACGGCTGTGTAAGCTGTTTGGTATATGCGGTTAAACTACCTAATGATAATGCCATTTTATTTGTTTTTTAAATTAATTGAATAATATTGATGAGTATTTTTTTTGTTCGTCTTTGAATGTGTTTTGTGTGCGAGTGGCTACATCCGATACCGCTGCTGGTGCTTCAACTATAATTGTAGAAAGTTCTAAAAGTTTCTCAATTACACTTGTTGCCTTTGCTAAACTTATTTTCATTTCGCTTAACTGTAATTCCTGTGCAGCAAATTTAGTTTCGTAGTTAGCAAATTTACCATTTGTTAATGTTTCAAATGCTGTAAATTTAACTCCCATATCTTCAACCGCAGGTAATACTTCTTCTGGTAAGTGTAACATAATTTCAGTTATTGCACCATTATCTCCTACTGTTATCATTGTACCATCAATAAGTTCTAATGAGCCAGGCAATGCTGATGCGCCATCAATCATAACAACGCCACCAACTTCCAACTTATCAATCATAACCATTCCACCAACTTTCAATTCGTATTCTTTTGGACCTTCTACGGGTACATCGGTTGGAACTGCTGCTGAAACAGGCGCAACTAAATCATTGAATAGTTGCTTTACTTTTGTTAGAATTTCTTTTGCTTCCATAATTATATTATATAAATTTTTAAAAACTGTTTAAAATTTGTTTTAATTCATTCAATTTTTGTTCATCTGCATTCATTGGTGCTTCGTAATCAAATAACCCTTCAACGCTAAATCCTTTTACTTTACCGCTTTTTATTGCAGCCCATACTTTTGGATTTTCAACATAAAAACTTCCAAACCATGTACCATCTGGCAAATCGCTAAATGCAGTCATTGGCTTAATCCCTCGTTGAGTGTTGCTGATAAAACTTTCAAATAATGTAACGCCTTCAACTTGCATATCGGCATCGTGCATTAAATTAACATTATTTTGAAAACCCTTTTTGCTGAATTTAATTGCAATACTTTTTATTGTATCGGCTGAAAACTTTACATAATGTTCTCCAAGTTTTGCAGAATTACGATAAATTAATTGCTCTGGTATCATCATTGGTCCTGTAATAATATGCTGTTCTTCGCTTACTACTTCAAATTTAATATCTTCTTTAAAGGCAATAAAATCACGTTTAATTGCAGGTGCATCTACTAAAGCAATGAAACTTACTTCTGCATCATCTTGAATTTCTGCATTTATTTTCAAATCATAAATAGGTAACTCCATAATATATTATATAAATTTAAAAAACTTGTTTAATTAAGAAAAATATAACTACCCCTATACCAATAACAAATGCTATGTATTGGAATACATTTGTTACCGATATTAAAATAATAAATATGGGTAACTAATTTCATTAATTTATTCTCGCTGCCCTGTTTAATCTTCTAATTCTTTCTTGATTGTTACTTACATCGCTTTCTAAAACATAAGCCCTACCCGCTGCATTACCAACGGCATTGATAGTGCTTTGGTCAAGTCGTGTTGTTTGTACTTCTGTTTGTGGCATTATAGGTGCTGAAGGTGTAGCCATTGAAGGCGTACTACTATTTGTAGACTTTGGCACTTTTACGGCGGTAATATCTTTAACTGTTTTAAAACCAACTGCTGCCGCCGCAATTATGGAAGGAATACCCCAAGGCATACCCATTGATATTCCTTTAGAAATTCCCAAATAAGTATTTATAAGTGCTTGAGCTATGGCTAATGTTTTTCCTGCCCCTGTTTCTTTTCCTACAACATCAGAAAGTGTGCCAAGTGCATTTGCTGTATCTTGAACAAGTTGTCTTTTTTGTTCAACTAATTTTTTGTCTATTTCAATTTGTGCATTTGCCGTATCTTGACTTATTTCAGTTTCTTTTTGGGCATTTTGCATTTTTTTGCCAATATCTTCTAAATTGTTTTTATCTAACAATTTCAATTTGTCCGCTCTATCCGTCGCATCTTGTTTATTCTCATCTTGTTTTGCTTTTTGATTATCTACCTTAAATTGCGCCTGAAGGTCTAAACGTTTTTCCTTTGCTGTTTTTTCTTCCTCTTTTAATTTATCATTGTCAGTTTTATTATCAGCAATATCTTTATTTCTGGCTGTTGTTCTTTCGGTTGCTACTTCAACTTCGTGCTTTTTTACTATTTGAGTTCTTTCATCTAAAACATTTTTAACAACAACATTTTGTGCATTGAGTTCTTTAACAGAATTTGTAAAATTTTCAAATGATTTTTTTAATATACTTTCATTTGCATCTGCTGCTTTTAATGCGTAATATGCTTGTTTATTAATCTCCAATGTATGCTGCGCTGCTGCATACGCACCTTTCTCATCTGCAATTCTTTTATCAATTAATTTTAACTCTAATGCACGAATAGCATTTGTACTTCCCCCTGTTGCTTTTGCCATTGCAAGTTCCTGTGACATTGCTTGTTTACCTGCTTCCGTTGCTTTATCCCTTGCTTTAATTTGTTCTTCTAATGCTTTTTTATTTTCGTTTATTGCCTTTGTATTTTCTTTTGATGCTTCCGCAGATTTCATAAACCACATTGTTAAAGCAACTATACCAGCAATAACGGCAGCAATAACAACAACCAATGCACCAATAGGATTAGCAGCCATTGCAGCATTCCATAACCATTGAGCAGCAGTAACTATCTTTTGAACAACAGTATATTTCATTGCGCCACTTGCCAATAATTTAAAACTATCAACCGCTCCCATTATTCCACTTATCCCCTGCTGCAATGCCATTGCAGATTGAACTTTTAAAAGTAGTTTTTCAGTTTCTTTACTATCCGCACCAAGCACTCCCATTGCACCACTAAAAGCAGAAAACCCAGCAGTAACACCCTGCAATGCGCCACCCAATGCTACAAACTTTTTATCGGGGTTAAAGGTATCAGCCAGAGCCTTTGCATCGCCAATGCTATCTTTTAACTTTGCCACCTTCTTTGCTGCTTCCGCTGCCTGTGTTGAAGTTTCGCCAAACTTCATACTCATATTCACAAGTTCACTTGTGGCATCTTTTAATTGCTTCTTAAAACTGCCTACCGATTGCTCTGCTTGTTTTGTATCTGTTGTTAGCTGTAACGCTATTACTTCTGTTGCCATTTTAATATGTTGTATAAATTACTCTTAATAATTCCGTTTTGGTTGTCATATTCTCGCCAGGTAAATAATCAATTAACTTTTGCAACCTGTATATGCCACCATCAATATAAATGTATTTGCTAAAATCTAAATCATAAATCTCTTGCTCATTTAACTTAACCATACATTGCAACAACCTGCTATCCTTATCCGATATTTCTGCCATGTAAGATGAATAATAAACATTAAATTGATTAACCGAAATATCGCCACTAACTAAAACAAAAAATAATTCTTTTGGTATGCCAAAATTTAAGTCATTACTTGGCGCATCGGGGTCATCAAAATGCCCTGCATAACAATAATCCGTTCCCGTATTTAAAATGGTACTGCCATTTGTTGCTAAAATATTCCATGAAGTAACCCCCGTTATTTTTTTACATTGCATTATGCGAATAATACTATCAATGTTCTCCTCAACGGCATTGCTGCTTTTAAAAATAGTGCTGTAAATTTTATCTTCACCAGAATAACCAACCAAAACGGATGATGCAAATATTAGTTCAATAGTTTCTGTATCTTTGCTAAATTCAAGTTGGTTATCAAAAATCCTATCGCCATAATTTTCATTATATCTTTTGCGGTATTGCTCACCATAAAAATCATTATCCTGCTTAAATTTAAAGTTATAAAACCTGCTATTCACCTCACTCATTGGCTTCATTCTTATCTGCTTACTTCTGTCAATCTTATTACTCCAATCAATATATGAACTCGGAGTGCTATCGTAGAAATCAACATATGGCGTTATTATTAAATGTTTTTCAATAAACTTATCCTCCGTTACATATAAATTAAACAACTTTAACATTGATGCAAAAAAATCTCTTTGAAATATATTTTTAGGTATGGCATCATTTATTGTAACCGTATCTCCAATGGCTGCGGTGGATAAAACTGCAACAGTTGAAACTATGGAAAACTGATGCACACGAATTGCAAAATCAAATATTTGTGAACTTCCAACAGGTTGGTCAGTACAAGCATATAAATTTATAGAGTCATTTGTATTTAATGTTACCTGCTTTGTAATTGTAAATCTATAATTTTCATTGCTGTTAGTTCCCTCTGCGGGTAAACTTGCATATTCAAGGAATTGTGAAGTTGAATAATCATCAGTAACGGCATTTTTAAAACCAATATAAAATAATTGTCTTGTATCTGTTGTTACATCAATTTCACAATCCATTGTTATATTTACTACAACGCTTGGTGTACCATTGTAATTAAAACTGCCTGTGGTATGATAGTCAGTAATGTTGCTTGTTACAACTGCCGTTGTTAATGGTATGTAACTTTTATCATCGGGTGGGTTAATGCCATCGCCAGATAATATTGTTGGCGCATTGGATGAGTATGCTTCTACAAAATTACTTGCAGAACGTGAAAATAATTTTTGATTGTGCGGTATAATCATGCGCTTAAATCTATCCGTATCGCCAAGCGCAAATGTATAAGTGTAACCCGAATTTGTTATAATCTTATCAAGATATTGGCGCACAAATAATGCAGGTCTAAATGTACCATACTTCCAATGCAGTTTTGCAGTTGAGTAAGAACCGTAATCAATATGCGGGTAAATATATCCTTCCCCTGCGTTATCATTTGCCCAACTGCCTGTAATGTTTGCAATAGAATAAGTATGGTTATATGCGCTGAAATCAATATCCTCCAATCTGCTATTACCTAATTTTGAAAAGAAACCACCTAACTCGCCAAAGACAGCACACTCATATTCAATTTGCCCTTCATTATACACAATTTCCATCAATCGAAAAATACCTTTAACTATCTGCAACCCATTTACTTCTATTCTGCATTTTGCAGAACGTGAGGCATCAAAATTGTAATTTACATTTGCAGTTAGTGAACTTGTAAAATTGCTGTTATTAAAATTAAATATGTTACCCAGCAAAGTATTGTTTCGAGTAGTGCCAGGAATTACAATAGTTTTGCTGAAGGAAGTTGCCTTGCTGTCAAGTCGTTCCAAATCATCAATCGCATAAGTGATGTTATTGGATAAGCCCTTATCAATATCAAGTTCATTATCTTCAATAAATATTCGTGTCATCGTAGTTGTGTGTATCTGTCGCTATTAAATTCAAATTCAATTTCTAATGCCTTCAATCTATTGTTTACATATTTATTATATTCATAATTTGTTGCCTTAATTGTAACGGGATATTTATACCCACTAATTTCTAATAGTATTTGAGGCGAAGTCATTAAATCTGCTATCCATTCCCATTCTGCATCCGTTAAGGCATTGGCAGTTAATTTGTAACTCCAATTTGCTTTGTTACTATAATTTATTTTATTTTCATAGTAACGATTAGATGTAGATAAATAATCAACATTGTTGCCATTAAACTTATAATCACGCTGCCCGAAACTTTTGCGCTCAACATCCATTGAAAGTTTTGAAACCAAATCAAATCTTTGAGTGTCATACATTCCCCACCTATTAAGAAAGTGAACAGGATAACAAGTGTATTTTGGATTGCATACTAAATTTACCCTTATTTGTTCATCCCCATTAAACCATACTTTATAATATTTTACGCTGTCGTTAAACGTGGTTGATAAGGTAGCACTTAACGCAGTCGTGCCTATATTCATTTGCACAAATCCATTTTCAATAACAGTTGCCGAGCCTTCAAGTGTCGTGCCAATCATGTTATTACTTGCATCGTATTTTTCGCAATATAAATATAATGTTTCATCTGTGTAATATGGAATATAAATATTTTCAGTTAATGCAGCATTGCAGTACATTGGTCTATTTGTTAACCATTCATTCAACTTATAGTCAATGTTAACTTCGGTCCGCAAAAACATTGGTGGTGACCAATTAAAAACAGTTGTATTTCCACTCGCCAAGTTTGCTGTTGTGATACCGCTTATATCTTCGCCTACTTGTAGATTGTATGTCAATCCAATTTCGCCTGATAAATTCGGCTCGTACACATAAGCCGAAACATTGGTAGGCTCAAACCATTGATAGGTCATTGAATTGCGAACAACTGCACCCGCATCAAAATAAGCCTTACCTGTTATCGGCTCGGGAAATTGCTTTACCCGAATTTTTTGTACCCCATTAACATACACATCAAACACATACTTCATATCTGTTGAGCCAGAATGGGTGCTGCTGCAAACGTGCCATAAATTATCTTGTATGCTATCTCCGTAAGTTGGGTTTGTATTAATTGTTATTGCCATTATTACTATTTTTTTACTATTGAAAAAACAACATCATCACCAAATGCACCCGCTATTTGTTTCATTTCCTCTTGCGTGAAAGTTGCAGCAACAGCAATATTGAAATAATTTGTGCGCTTTATACCATATTTTTTTATTAAAAATATTAAAGTATTTGTTTGTAAATCTATTAATGATAACTGCTTTTTTTCCCTGCCTATTCCAATAGCTTTATCATTTCGTGCCATTACTGTTGAAATCTTTGCCTTGCCACTTTGTATATAATTTTTAATTGATGCCCGACCTTCTGCATTCATTCCATAATTCTTATATTGATATGGACTACCTGGCGCATTCTTTGAACTCTTAACACCCTTTACACCCATGTTTGGAAAATCAAAATAATAAGGCATATAAACTTTCATTCCATCGGCATCTACTTCAAACCTTGTTTTGTCTAATAAATTACCAGATGCAACAACGCCAAGGCTGTTCATTGATACCCCTAAATTTTGCTTAAACTTTGCACCAAGTTTTTGCAACTCGCCTTCTACTTTAGTAAAATCCAATTTACTTTCGCCTGTGCTACTTGAAAAACCTAACTCACTCATTTTGTACTATTTTTATATTGTTCTGCATCTGCTTTGTTTTTCATTTTAATATAAAGCAAATCATTTAAAAAATGTATTACCCCTAAATTCCAAACCTGTTCAAGAGGTATGGCTTCAAATTCTGCGACCATTTTGGCATTTGAAAGCCATCCAAAATTAGTAACGAAGTTGTCAATATCTCCTCCACTTTCTCCGACTCCATCCCCTTCGCTTTTAGTTCTCGTATCAAATAAGGCTGGATAATTTTCATTGATACTTGATATTGCAGATAAAAAAAAACCGCTGCGTGGTATGCAGCCTCAAAATCCATGTGTTCAAAATCGGCAGCAATTTCATCATGAGGCAATTTATATGGTGACCCCCTCCAATTAACAGGCTGACTTATTGATGCCATTATCTTATGCAGATTTGCTACAACATCTTTGCCAAAAGATACAACCTCTACATACCTTGCAGCATCTATTGGCTTTTTGTCTATTCGGTAATGCAACTGATAAGTCCTGCCATTAACTCGCACACCCTTTTTTGGTTTGCCATTCATTAACTTGATATTGAAAATTTCAAACTTTTTTTGAATTTTCGCACAAACTTTGTTGAACTTTGCCATCGGCATCTTATCAACCTGCTCTGGCGTTATACCCATTACAACGCCAACCATCTTAACTGACTTATCAATATCAGCATCATTATTTGATGCAATAAAGTAAAGTTCTTGAAATTGTTTAATTGTCATATATACTTATATTATATAAAAAAAAAGAAAGTGTTATTTTAAATAACGTAATAAACCCCGCTTCCTGCATTTTCAATTCTGCATTTATTACAAAGTGCCAAAGCATTAACGCAGTCATCGTGAAATCCAGCAGGTGCAGAATACCTTACCCCCGTTGATGTAAACTTGTATTCAAATATTTCAAGTTCATCCTTAACCACACCCATAGGATACCCAATCTCTGCCTTATGTATTGATGATGCCAAGCCTTCCATTAATTGCTGCTTTGATGTCGCTGTGTATTTAAAGCCTGTCATTTGATTAAAATGCTTTTGCAAATCTTCAACAATAGCATCGCCAACGCCTGTGCTATCTATTACAATAGGCGTATTCTTTGGTATGGTTTGTATTATTGTTTGCTTTGTTTGTAGCCAATCTTTTTGAAACCTTTGCACCGAAGTAGTATCGCCATTAATATCCATGCCTATTATTACAGTCCAATCCACCGACTTCGCCAAATCTATCCCGTAATAAGTTGTTACCCTTGTACTTAATTCCTTTGTGCATTTAATGATGTGTTGTGAGCCAAATGGGTTTGCTGCATTCTCCATTGGGTTTGCCATATACTCTTGCTCAAATACTGAATGAGGTAATTGCATTTTGGCTGCATCAATTTCTGTGCTATCAATATGTGGATTGTGGTATGTGGTAAATTTAAAACTTTCCCAATCGGCTTCATTGGATTTAATAAACAAAGAATAAAAAAAGTTCCGACCTCTTGGCGTAGATAAAAATATTGCCTTTCCTTTAAAGTCAGTTAATGTTGGTCGTATAGAATTATTCCACCCCTCCTCCAAATCACTTATATAACTTGCTTCATCAACAATAACCAAATGAAATTTTAATCCTCGCATGGCATCCAATCTTTCACCCGTAAAAAAACGAATAGAGCCACCCGTAATAAATTCAATTAGCAAATCACTTCTATTGCAGTTGTATATTTCTTTTGGTAATTGCTTTAATATTTCATCAAAAAATATCTTTGCAAGTTGGTATGTTGGCGTAATATATGCCACACGATTTGCACACTCCCCTGCTTCCTTTAATGAAATAGCTTGTGCAATTAATGATTTTCCAAACCTGCGCCCACACATTAAAACCCTAAACCTCTTCGATGAATTTATCACCGTCCATTGCGCTGGATGTGGATTGAAGTTGATTGTTACCGCTTCCAAATTGTACTGTTATTGTTTTTTGTATTTCTGCATTGACCTCAACCATTTCCGTAGGCTTACCATGTGTTCGGCTTAACAATGTATCAAGCGAATATAGGCTGCCTTTCTCTAATGATTTTCGTAATGCTGCTGCAATAGTTCGTTCTAATATATCGCCATTTTTATAAACAACTTCAAGCTCATCAAGTGTCATTGCTAACATTGAATTAATTGTCAATGCTGCTTCCGATTTTGTATAGCCATTCATTTTTAAAGATGATATTAATTTGCGTGGCTGCCCTTTTGGATTGCCACTAACTCCCTTTGCAAATCTATTGCCGATTTTATGTCCTTTCTTAAATGGCATTGTTTTTTGATTTATAGTAATTACCAGATTTGTAAACTTTATCCCACCCCTCGTTTACTAATTTTTCCTTATCCCACCCGTATTCATTTCCAGATGCGTGGCTGCCGATATGTTGAGCCATTGCATCTAAAAGGTAATATGTTTTTATTCCTGCTGCATCGCACCTATGACAATAATCAATATCAATAGGACCATACGGAAACATACTCTCATTAAAATAACCTATCTTTTTAATTGTGTTATGGCTTATTAAATAGTTGCCAATAATTACCTGTGAAATTATTTGACTGCAAATGGTTTCTACCGAAGTTGATATTATCCCTGCGGAAGGATATGTTTGCATTGCATCTACTTTTTTAGCTAACCAATCTTGAGGCTCAATAATATCGTTTGACAAAAAAGCAATGGCATCAAATGAATTTTCTAACATATAATCAATACCTTCATTCATAGCATTTGCAATACCTTCTGTATTAATACTGCAATAGATAGCAGGGTAACCCGCTTTTAATTCGTTATCAATTAAAATGTTATGCGGTCTATTGCCATAAATTAATTGCGCTACAAGTATATTCATTTCATTAAGTTTTCGCCTATGTCCTTTGCAGGTACACCAGCATATTTACGATATGGGTTTAAAAAAGTTTTTTTTCCTACAAATGCAGATGCACCTATCATGCACCGTTGAGGCATTGTTACCTTTTGATGTATTGCAGCGTTCATTCCTATATTGCAATCGTTTCCAATTACTGAATGCCCACCTATCTTTGCCCCTGCGCTTAATGTAACATTATTGCCAAGTATAACATCATGTGCAACGTATGAATGCTTCATAAGGTAGCAGCGTTCACCTATCTGCGTGGCTTTGTCTGTGCCTGTATCAATGGTTACCATACCCGTTAATCTTGTACCATCGCCAATAATTACCCCTGCGTTAAGATGTTCTTTGCCTTTATATTCGGCAGGATAACCAATAACGCAAAGCGGTCCGATATAACAATCATTACCTATAATAACGTTAGGACCAATTACTGCCGTTGGATGTATGTATGTATTATTTTCTATTATCATACCATCGATAAATTGTATTTAAAAAATCCACAACACAAACAGGGCAAGTTCGTACATAGTGGTAATACGGGTCATGCAATTCCTTATAAGCATTCAGCAAATCATTTTGTATCTCATGACTAAAATTTACAAGTTCGCCTGTCTTTGTAAAGAAGTCGTAAAAATGTCTATGCGCTGCAAAGATGTGCAAATGCAATTCTTCTGCCGATGTTAACTGTTTCGATTGAATACTTTTTTTTCGCCCACTCATAAAGTTTGTTGCCTAATTCTTGCCTGGCAATAGGATTTAAAATTAAATAATTCAAATGCTCAAACCAATCCCGTTGATTGTTAACCCATAATACAGGTGCATCACTATCAAGATTGTATGGCGATACATTGCTCACGATACATGGTATTCGTTTTGATGCTGCTTCAAGTATCTTCAAGTTAGATTTGCAGCCATGCCACTCGCTGCCCTCCAAAGGTATCAACATTATATCTGCATTCTCATACATCTGCATATAATTGTTTGGCTCTGTGCCATGCAGTTTGGCATAGGGTAACTGACCCCCTGCTGTAAAGTAAGAAAACATTTTATCCCATATTTGTTTGCTGTCCTTATCCGTATCTGTATATCCACCCAATATCATTTGTATTTTATGTTGGTGCATTTTAAGTTTGTTTATTGGTCCACGCAGCATCTTTAAATCTTCTTCATGTGTTGCGCCACCGCACCAGAATATCCGCACCCTTTCACTCTCTCTTTTTTCTGTTGTAAATTGATTGCGCCCAAATGGTAAGGCGTTAGGAAATATATGAACGTTATCGCTAAATTGTCTGCACTTAATTGCCAATGCTTCGTTAGTTACAGTAACCATATCAGCAGTCGTAATATTGTTTTCTATTCGTTTGCCAAATTCTTCATAGTGATTATAATTAATGTGGTTAGGTGGTAAGTTCCAATAATCATCAATATCCATTACTATTTTACATTCAAGCAAATCTTTTGTTTTTTGCCAATTCAAATCAAATGGCGATAATCTATTATATAGCATCATATCCCACCCCTCCATTTTATCCTCTGTTAAATGGTTGGTTACATAGCCCGTAACATCTTCCATAAAACCGAGTGGCATTATAACACGATGATAACCGCAGCCAGATGTTTTATTCATAATTCCAAGTATCTTCATTTTATTTTAATTGATATAAAACCCGCTCCAAATATAATCGCCAATGCTTCGCTATAAATTGCAGGTAATAAATACAATACAACGGCAGTCCATACGGTAAGACATTGAGTACAATCCAATGGCTTTAATCTTTGCAATGGGTTAATTTTAAACGCCCGTTTAATTCTCATAGCAGGGTTAACTACATTAACCGCATAATAAGCAAAGCAGAAAGCTGCTATAATTGTAGTAAGCATTTTAATTCTATTTTAATTTTTGAAACAATATTGCAAACATGATTAACGGGTATTCCATAATGCTGTGCAACTTTACGGCTGCTACCAAGTTCCACATATTTCGCAAATATTCTCGCTTCATGGTCATCGTTAATATCTGCCGACTTTGTTTGCAAATGCCTGTTTGCTTTAGCTGCTAATGATGTTGGTAGGGTAGGAAGTTCCTGCAATGATTTTATGTATTGCACCGCTTTCTCAATCTCATCTTTTTTAAACTTGTAGTGAAATGTAGATGTTTTGGAAGTTATCATATACCAGCATATACGCATGGTGTATTTAAGTAAATTATCTTCTTGCCATAGTTTCATTATTTGTGCGCAATCTTTCTCAAGTAGTGATAATGCTATCTCCTGCCGAAGGTCATCTCTAATATCAGCGGGTTTAACCTTGTTAACCAATTTTATTAAATCGGGGTGGTTATATACTTTCTCAATAATATCATTACAAATATTTGTAATATCTTTGCATTTTATTCAGATGTAAAATTAAAATAATTTAATTGATAAAATAAAATTTATTTTTTTAATGTGTTTTAAAATTCTAAAATTGGACAAATTTTGTCCTTTTTATTGCATTATATTATATAAATTTATACTATTTATTTTAAAGTACCAAATTTCGATTATCTTTTTTATACCTTACTACCATACCAAAAACATATTAAAGTTTAAATTTAAGCACTTAAAGTACCTTACAATTAATTTTTATATTATTCTGCATCTGCTCTTTTGTTTATTATCTTCATGGTTTTTCAAAAAAAATTATAAAATAATCCCTTTCTTTATTTCTTTCTTTCTTTATTGCTATAAGCCCCCCTATTAGCCCCCCTATTTTGATATTGATATTCATAAACTTATATAGTTAATTTAATGATAATATTTAAAATGGTGAAATTTGTTTTTCTGCTTGTAAATTGTTGTAAAAGTGCATCGTTTCTCCATGAAATGAAATTGCAATATTTTTGGTCGGACCATGCCTATTTTTTTCCACCGATGCGATGCACAAATCTTGCACCGAATATTCAACTCCTGCAATTTTTATTTCCTCTGTCATCTTGTAATATTCTGGGCGCATTAAGAATATAACACTATCAGCATCTTGTTCAATAGCACCGCTTTCTCGCAGGTCGGAAAGTTGTGGCATTTTATTTGGTCTTTTTTCCACTTCTCTTGAAAGTTGGCTTAATGCAATCACAGGTATTTGCAATTCCTTTGCCAAGCATTTTAACCCTCTGCTAATTTCGCTTACCACTTGTTCACGTTGTTTGCCTTTGTCATCAATGCCTGTCATGAGTTGAATATAATCTATCACTATATAACCAATGTTATGTCGTTTTTTTAATAGGTTAGCCCGAGTGCGAATATCCCGAATATTGATTGAGGTTTTATCTTCTATAAATATTTTTGATTTATTTATCCTCGCTGCGCTTTCCTGCATCATTTTATATTCATCGGTAGAGGTTTGCCCGTTTCTTAATACTTCATGATTAATGCCTGTATCAATGCTCGTTAACCTGCGGAATAATTGAGTGCCATCCATTTCCAAACTAATCCAAAGGCAGGGTACATCATGAATAATAGATGTATAATGTGTGATTGATAATGCAAGTGCTGTTTTTCCTTGTCCAGGTCGGGCAGCAATTATCAATAAATCGGGTGCAACCAATCCACATATTGCATCATCAAGTGCTTTAAGCCCTGTGGATATTCCAAGTATGCCACTATTTTTTACAGCATCATGTTGTTCAATCATTTTCATTCCGAAGTAAGCCATATCCCTTGCCTGTCCTGTTAATACCTTCTCTTGTATTAACTGCATCTCATTATCAGTTTTGTTTATTATATCAAACACATCTTTCTCATTTAATAAAGCATCGTTTGCAGCCTGTCCGCAGATATTAATAGTTTGCCGTTTTAAATAAAATTCACTAATTAAAGCAATATGAGTTTCAATATTTGCACCGCTAATTACGTTATTAGTTAGTTTAGTTATTTCATACATACCGCCACTTTGTTCAAGTGTGCCATCTTTTTTCTGTTGGTCCACTACTGTAAGAATATCAACAGGCATACCTTTGTCATATATTTTTTCTATTGCTTTAAAAATAAGGTAATGGGCTTCAACATAAAATATATCTGGGAATAGTTTTGCCATTGCAATATTCAAGCAATTATTATCTATTAATAGTGCGCCAAGTATAGCCTGTTCAATTTCAATATCGTGTGGTGGTATGTGTGTCATGGTAGAATTATTTTAGTTTGTGTTGGTGGTTTATCCCATCTTTTAGCTGCGCCTTTTTGTCCTGCATCTTGTAGGGTTTTTCGTAAAAGTATGGTTTCATTTAATCGGTTAGAAGAAAAAACATCATCAATAATTTCAAAGAGTTCAAAATTGTTAAGCACTTCATTGACTTTTTTATTATCAATCTGCATTTGCATTGCAAGTACGGGTATTATTTTAATTGGTAGTTTGCCACCAGATTGCGCCAGGCGTTCAATCATGTACCAAAATATACCCACTCCTTCCATGCCTAATGATTGGCGTAGGAATAACATTTTAACATCATCGGAAGCGGTGTAATCGTGAGAGAAATACAGGGATTTATTCATTGCGCTAACCAATTAAAATGTGCTTGTTGTTGTTGTACCTTTTTGATTTTCTCTTGTAGTTTTGTTTTGTCTTTTGCTTTTTTTGTTGCTCTAATTAATGCAGCAATTAGTTTTTTGTGTCTTGTCATGGTTTATTTATTATAAATTTCATTAACTTGTTCATATAATAATAATTGATTTTTTTCTAAAGTATAATTTTTTAAAATATATTCACAATCTTCAAATTTTTTATACTCTAAAAGTGTTAATAAAGATTTAAAAATAATATTAGGAATTAAAGGTTTATCTTTTGTTCCAAGTTCTATATGATTATATAAAGTTGTTTTCAAAATAATGATAATTGTTTAATACCTGGTCTTTTACTTATTTCTATTCTTTTAAATTCAGAATAATATTTACTTTTTTTTTGTTTAAATCCAAGTGATTTTAAAGAATTATCATTTTTTAAAATTGCTATTGCTATTCTTTTGTATGAAGGAACTATATTTGAAATTTCATTAGGTGCTTCATCTGGAATTCCATTTAAATAACATTTGTTTTCCCAATCCTTTATGTAATTTAATAATTGATTTTTTATATTCATAATCATAATTATTTATATGTTTTTGTGCTATTTCATTAGCTTTAAATCTTTGTTCATTTGTTAATAATCCCCAAGCTTGTCTTGTAATTGATTCTGGTATATTTAATTTATATGAAACAGCACAATGACCTAAAAAAGCTTTTCTATTTATTGATAAATTAGTCAAACTATTTAACATAGTTTTAGGCCATGCTTTAATAACTTCAGCCATTGCATTACCATATTCTATATAGTTACTTGTAAAAATTACAGCATCTTTTAATTGATTATCATTACCATTATTCCACATTCCATTTATATAATCTTCCCATTCATAATATGGAATAAAAATTTGCTTTATTGCATTTTGTCTGCTTCCCATGATTCTGAAAAATCTTTATTTTGAAATAATGATGCAAGTCCTGTAATTTGTTTTAATCTTAATAATTCATCAATACTCA